TTGCCGACCGTATGGAACCAGTTCGCCAGTTCGTTGTCCGCATTCTGCTTTCCGGAACGGTACAGGTACTCGTTAAGACGATTTACCTTGTTTTTGACCCCAGCGCGGCGGGAAATGTAATTACACTTCTGCTGGAACAGATACCCGTCCTTAAACTCGACAATCTCCTGCGCGTGGTTTTCGACCACCTTGTTCAGCACGAAGCTGTTGCGCTCCTTGTGGCGGTTCAATACGGGTTGCAATCCGCGCCGATACCAGTACAGGTATTCTTCTTCCAGAATGTTCTGAAAGTGGTAAACCAAGGCGGAATTGACTTCACCGACCACATTGTCTGCGGTCAGCTCGTCAATGGCCGTAAAAATATCGCGCCGCCCAAATAAGGCTCCGCTTACCACGCGAATACTGTTTTCAGTAGTGTTGCTCTGTTCCAAATCTGTGGGGGCCGGTCTATGTTTTCCTCCGGACCGGCACGGAGGCTCATGGAGGGATGAAGGAGGTCACATGAAGAAGGACTGTCCGGAATATGCAGAAAGACGCAAAGATGGAAACCACCTTTACACAGTAAACATACCACGCTACCCTTCCGCAAAAAATACCGTGTCACCCTGTATAATTTGACAATGTTGTGAAAATGAGTAAAAAAATAAGACCCGGTTAAGGGTCTTTTGATGAATTGTATAATTTAGAACGGGCGGTGCATAACGACCGCAGTATTCATATCGGAGGAAACAACCATATCAACAAACATAGCTAAAACATCCGGAACATCGTCGTGCTTCACGCGCCCCGACATGGTGTATTCGACAAGTTGATTCATCGCCAACCTGTATTCTTTGTTTTGTACTGTTGTGTCGCGAAATAGCACATGGCTTTTCACCCATCCTGCGTTAGTTTGTATCCGGACGCTTTTGTTTGTTTGTGTCCACTTCGTCGTTATTGTTGTAATCCCATTCAATTCGCGCAGTCTTTTTTGAACATCTGCTGCGAACAACGTTCCGCCTCGGTTAGATTCAATACGGCATACTTTGACTTTTCTATCCACAAGCATCCGTACAACTTTCTCCATGACAACTTCCACTTTTCCGTTGTCGCAGATCCACGCGTCCAAATAATAATCCTGCCCGTACTGATAAAACACAGGCATAGCGCAATAATCGTCACCTTGCTCTTTTGTGTCGCATATTGCCACGATTGAATCTGGTTCTACATCCGGTAAAGAAAAGTAGTATCTTAATTCTTCCGGATCGTAGACGCGGCCTTCCCTTTCCACGGGAATATTTTGATATAATGCCCGCCAGCTTGCGTCGTCCATGATTTCACGCTGTTGCCGGTACATCTGTGTCGTAAAGCCAAGACTGTACGGATAATCAAAATTCGATTCATCCCTGTCGTTCATAGCCGGGAACACAAGGAATTTCGCCCGCTTGTCGCCGTCATACTCCTGTTGGAGCCGACCGATGGGGTCCCAAATCGACCATCGCGTAGCTACGTGCAGTTCGGCACAGTTACCGATCTTACGCTGCCTCAAATCGGTGTAATACTGTTGCCACAACTTATCCAACCTGTCGCGGCTCATGGCGGTTTCAATGCCGTCAATCAAGTCATCACAGTACAGCAACCGACTGCACCGCACCTTACCGGCGTTTCCGGAACCGATTGAACTAAACTCAAACGTTTCAAATCGCTTCTGGGTTTGCAGATCAATTCGCAGTTCCTTGCCCGAATTGCCCACCACCGGTGCAAGAGGGAACACATCGTTGTACAGGTATTCGCCGTCTTTATCCAATACGCGGAGCAATTCGTCGAAGATGCCGTGCAACAGACTGTTGCTGTGCGAACCGCCCAATACGGACAGTTCCGGATTCTTTCCTCCGATCCAGGACAGGAAGAAGATAGAAAGCGTGGTCTTGCCCGTGCCTGGAGGGAGCGAAACGGCAAGTAGATCCAATTCGCCGTCCGCCAACTGCTGCATTGCGTCTGCAATCGGCTTTAGCTGTTTCCGCCTCGGTTCGTAAAACTTCTTCTTCGCTGGTCTGTTCCATTCCAGGTAGCGGCAGTAGCAATCGAAGTTGTACTTAGCGTCCAGCAGCAGACTGCGCTTGTACAGTTCGACCATATCCGGGTCGCCGTTCTTCCGAATCTTCTCGGCGGCAAGACGGCGCAATTCGGAATTGAATATCGCCGCGTCACGGAAATTCTCTTTGTCAAATACCGGTTCGCCATCGACCAGTACGGCTCCGTCGATCTGAAGCTGTCGGATCAAATCGAACAGGTCGTTCATCGCGCCCGGTTTGCTCATGCCGCGCCGCATTATGTCCTTTATGATGCGCTCCGTATGGTTCCGCGCCTTTGGCATCGTGTGAAACGGGTTGTCCGCCATGCCTTATCCTCCCTTATAACGGTCTGTTTTTCAATTCGGTGTCGGCAAACTTGTCGCGGTCCGGAATGTCGTGCGCGTCAACCAGCGGCCTGATCTCGTCCAGGATCGCCGTGTGTGCGCCCTTCACCCATTCCTCCATGTTGCCGTATTTGTAGTAGCCCTCGTAAAACTTCCGGTTGTCACGGATGCTCCGGATGTGGTAGAACCGGAAATGTTTGCCGCTGCGGGTCCGATACCCCTGGTCATTCAATTCGTCCGCCACATCCTCCATCGGCCAACCCGCGTCCAGCATCTTGAAGATTTTCCGGACCATTTCGGCTTCGTCTTCGACCACTTCCAACCGGCCCGTACCGCGCTTGTTCATGTAGCCATACGGTACGTTCCCGCCGCAGTAGCCGCCCTGTCTTGCTTTGGTGGCGCGGCCACCACCAGTACGGAGTGTGATGTTTTTGCGCTCCTGCTCTGCGACGAACAGCATCAATGCGCGGTAGACCGAAGACAGGCCATACGGATCATCGTCGAATTGCTCCTTAACGGACAGCAACTTTATTCCGCGCTTTTCCAGTACGAACAGGAAGTAGAAGTACAGCTTAATGTCACGGGCGATACGGTCCGACTTGTACGCTATGACCGCTTCGACCGGAGGATTGCACACTTCATTGTCGTAAAGTATCTGGTTCAATGCCGGTCTGTTTTCGCTCGTTCCGCTTATCGTATCATAGAACCACCTGTCGATGGTGTATCCGTTCTGGTCCGCGTATTTGATGATCGCGTCGCGCTGGACTTCCGGCCCGTATTTGTCATCGTTGCCCTGTGCGGTCGTGCTGACCCGGATGTATCCGACCGCGTGTTTCTTGTTAGCCTTTGCTAACTCGGTCTGGTACGCTTTCTCCGCCGCGTCACGCTGCGCCGCAAGTTCAGCGACCCGCTGTTCAAATGCGGACGGTTTCCGCTTCAATCCGACAGTTTTGCCCGCCACGGGCGGGGTTTGCAATTCGGATGATACAGCTTCGGTTCGCCCGATAGTGCCGTTCGCACCGTTCAGTTCTGGTTCGTCCCGCCTGATCCCGACCGTCTTGCCCTTCTGTTCCATGATTGTTTTCCTCCATTCCCTATGATAGTTCAAACTTTTGAAGTATTTTGACTTCCCCACTATATCTTGTGGTCTGCTCGGTCATGCACAACTATATGTAGTGTCCTTTCCTCCGATACACAATATGTTGTGGCTATGCTCCCAAATACGCACAATATATTGATTTTCGCTCCAATACGCTCATAACAACATTTTTGTTGCTACGGCAACAACTTTTTGGTTGTCACGCCTCAAATCGCAAATCGTCTAATTGACTATACCCAGTATACTCCCATAACACCAACTTGTCAACCCACATGATACAATTTTTCTCGACCACCTGCCTGACCCTCTCCGCACCTCTCCCATTTGGGCCGGGGCGAACTGGATGGCTCCGATCCAGGCTGGTCGGTACGGTCAGTTTGCGGCTGCGCCGCACCCAATTCGGATGATAAGATTGGTCGAAACCGGACGCTACGGGCCGATCCGAAGCTGTAGAGCATTTTTTAGCTTGCTCCGCAGAATCTCCCCAAAATCTCCGCACTAAACACATCGAATTTTTCCCTATATATCTATCTTTTTTAAATAAATATATATATATATGTTGAATGTAGAGCAAAAATATTACTACACCCACGCACACGCGCGCGCTACGACGAAATATGGGGCCGTGCGCGGAAATTTGCTCCGCATCTCCGCACCCCAAAAAAGTAACGCTATACCGTCATATTTTGAGGGCGTTTTGTGGAGATGGCTTGCTCTACAACCCCTTTTTGAAAAATTTTTAGTGGCGCAAAACCGGTCCGTGCAGGGTCGATCCGGTCTGCCCTGACCCGAATTGGGTAAGGTGGGTTAATTAGACGATGGCGGCTTGAGCGGGGTGAGGTGGGGTAACCCCGCCCCAAATTCGGCCGCCCCAATCCCCCTCCGGTGGGGTCCAGGTCAACCGCCGGTTGAACTCCGCACAACTTATCCAGATCCGCCCGGAACAGGCCCGAAACGCCCCGATCCGCTGTATTTCAGGCACTTTTCCACCGTCTTTATACATCTTGTCAAGATTTGGGCTTGTATCGTGTATTGACAGGCGCAAGATACAATGCTATATTTGAGCCGTTCCAAGGGGCCGGACGGGGTTACCAAAAAGATTTTAAGGCCGCCTCAAAAAGTTTTAGGGAACACAAAACAACATTATATTACGGGAGGAAAACACAATGGAACATTACAATTACAGGGAACAAGTCAAGGCGGACGTCCTGGATTACATTAGCGTAACATATAGCAAGGCGGAGCTGGACAGTATGGATCGGGACGAATTGGAAGAAAGACTGAACGACGATTTATGGATTGAGGACGGCGTGACTGGCAACGGCTCCGGATCGTACACATTCAACCGGGCGCAAGCTAAAGAGTATGTAGAAGATAATATGGATTTGTGCCTTGACGCTTGCAAGGAATTTTGCGTGGACGGCGCGGACGCATTCGAGAAGATGTGCAACGGCGATTGGGAATATTTCGATGTGACGATCCGTTGCTATTTGTTGGGGGAATGTATCGCGGCGGCCCTGGACGAAATGGAAGAAGAAAAGGAGGCAT